GCCGAGGGTGAGGGTGGCGACGTTCATGTCCACCTGGGCGGCACCGAAGATGCAGCCGCGTTCGACGCCAAATTCGAAGCCTACGATGCCAAGTTCGCAGCCTTCGACAAGCGCGTGAAGGATCTGGAAGAGAAGGAAGAGGCCCGCGACAAGAAGCACCGCGACGAGGATGTCACGGATGCGGAGGAGGAGGAGCTGGAGAAGGAGACCGGCACCAAGGACGCACGCAAGGCCCGCGATTCCGCTCACTTCGTCGACAGCTTCCAAGAGGTCATCGCGACCGCCGAGATCATCGCGCCTGGCATCAAGAAGCCGACCCTCGACGCCGCTCTCTCTCCCAAGAAGACTCTGGATCAGATCTGCCAGTTCCGCCGCAAGGCTCTGGGGATCGCAGCTATGACCCCGGCGGGTGCAGTCATCGTCGCCGAGCATGCTGGCTCCAAGGTCTTCACCGCGGACTCGATCACTGGCCTGAGCTGTGGCGAGGTTCGGAACCTGTTCAACGGCGTGGGCGCGACGATGCGCCTGGTGAACGATGCCGCCAAGCATTCCGAAGCCAATCGTGGCACGAATGATGGCAAGACCAAAGTTCTCGACTTGAACGCTCCGGCCACCACGCCCGCCGAGTTCAATGCCAAGGCCGCCGCTTTCTGGGCGAAAGAGAGCAATTAGCTCGGGCCTCTGAAGTTCACCGCAGCACCGTAGCACTGACTTTGCACCGAAAGGGACTCTCCAATGACCTTCCTCGATTCGATTCTCGCAGCCTTCCGCACAAAGCCCGTTGCTGGCAAGCGCCTCGGGCGTCACAAGGTTCGCGACATCGCGATCACCTACCGCGTGGGCGCTGGCGTTCCGGGAACGATCTCTCGGATCAACCCCACTCCCACCATCGAGCCGACGCTCATTGACGCGGCGAATCCTCCGACGGTCTTCGGGCAGCCGGTCATCATCGACGCCACCTCGCAGGGCGTACGTCCCCTGACTGTAGGCGACGTCACGATCTACGGCATCACCGTCCGGACCTACCCCTTCCAGCAGTGGTCGGGAAGCCTGAACGTCGCCCTCGGCGTAGCCGGCGGAATCGACATCGGCGCTGCCAACATCCTTCGCTCGGGCTACATCATGGCCCAGATCAACGGAACGCCCGTCAAGGGTGGCACCGTGTATATCTGGACCGCCGCCTCTTCCGCCCCGCACGTACAGGGGGGATTCGAAGTGGCGAACCCTGGCGGTTCTGGCTTCGCACTTCCCGCAACTACGACCTATCAGGGTGGCGTTGATTCCACCGGCGTAGGTGAGATCGCCTACAACATCTAAGGCGCGGTCTCGACCAACCTTTCGTTCTAACCCGAGCCGGGGCGGCACCCCGGTATGCATCACCAGATTGATTCCGGGAGAATAAGCAATGCTCACCTTCGACAGCCAGCGCACAATCGACAGCAACGGCAACGCACTCGGCAAGCCGCTGGGCCAGAAGACCCAGACGCATGACGGCCGTTACGTGGACTCCACCGGCGCGTTCTTCCTCGGAGAGCTGGAGCGTCTCGACATGACGCTGAACATGCCCCTCATCGATATCAAGTGGTCGCGCGACATCGACACCCGTGAGGACGTGTCGATTGCGGACGACGCCAGCTCCTACACCCTCTCGACGTTCTTCTCGAACGGCGGCCTCGGTGCAGGACAGGGTATCGGCAACGGCAAGAGCTGGGCTGGCAAGAACGCCAACCAGATTGCCGGCGTCTCGCTGGACATCGCGAAGATCGCCAACCCGCTGACCCTCTGGGCCAACGAGCTGGGCTATACGATCCCCGAGATCGAAGCGTCTGCCAAGATCGGTCGTCCGATCGACCAGCAGAAGTTCGAGGCGATGAGCCGCAAACACGAGATGGACACCGATGAGCAGGTCTACATCGGCGACACCGGCTTCGGCTATACCGGCCTGTTGAACAACAGCAAGGTCTCCACGGTCACGAATCTCCCGCAGGGCGCGCAGGGTGGCACCACCTGGGCGAGCAAGTCCCCCGACGAGATCCTGAACGACTTCAATTTCATGCTGACGACCGTTTGGGCCGCTTCCGCCTGGGCAGTCATCCCGACCGACATCCTCATCCCGCCCGCGCAGTACGGCTACATCGCGACGGCGAAGGTGGCGACGGCTTCTGGCCTTATGTCGATCAAGCGGTATATCGAGGAGAACAACCTCCTCACCGCGGACGGCAAGGGACGGCTCTCCATCCGCTCCACCAAGTGGGCAGTTGGCGCAGGCGTCGGCGGCACGATCGGCACGACCGGCACTGTGGACCGCGCAACGGTCTACACCAAGGACAAGCGGTTCGTGCGCTTCCCCAAGACCATGCTGCAGCGCACCCCGGTCGAGTATCGTGGGCTTTATCACCTCACGACCTACTACTGCAAGCTCGGCGTTGTCGAGATGCCTTACCCAGAAACGGTCGGCTACTTTGATGGGTTGTAGGATCAACCGCAGCACCCGGAAAGGAAGGCCCCAGTTTCCAGACAAATCTGGCGGCTGGGGCCTTTTTCGCACCTGTATTCGTGAGAGGATGTCCGCATGTCCAATACCCCTGTAATCGTCGCACAACTTCCCAATGCCCCTGCTCCGGTCGCAACTGGATCGAAGCCCGTGGTGACGGATCATGGTCAGATCGACCAGCCGTTGATCCCGTCACCTTCCGCCGGTCCTCAGCCCGGCCAAGCCAAAGCGCAGCTCGAACTGCTCATCACGTCGGTCGAGAAGCAGCTCAAGGGCACCGACATCCCCGAGAAGTCCAAGGCAGGGTTGCAGGGTGCGGTAGACCTCGCCAACGCGGCCTACGTCGATTACAAGCCCGGAGAGCCGGAGGAAGTCCTCAACGTCGCCTACGGCAACCTTCAGGCTGCTCTGCGCCTGGTAGCCGCGGACTTCAACGCCGAGAATGCCATCGACCCCGCGACTGTCGGAAAGTCGACGGCTGCTGAGGTTCCCGATACTCCGGTGCTTGACGCCGGCGACACAGTGAAGATGATCTTCCCCAAGCGCGTGCTGCTCACGGTTGACTACACGCGGTCGATCGACTTCCCTGCGGGTGAGCATCAGGTTCCAGTCGCCCTCTCGACCCACCCGTACCTCGCGCTGAATGGGGTGAAGATCGCGGGCGCGCCGATTCCCGCAATCCCGCCCGTCATCCCCGCAGCCGAAACCCAGCCTGGCGAAGCTGCCAAGACCGCACCTGTAGCCAAGTAGCCGAGGAGGCCCGATGTCCACAACGCCGCCAGTGACCATCGGGTCTTTTCGCGAGGACTTCCCTGTCTTCGCAAACACCGCAACCTGGCCGGACGATCAGATCCAGTTCTGGATCAATATCGCCACCAGCATGCTCAATCAATGCCGCTGGGGAGATCAGTGGAAGATCGCGATCGATCTCTACGTTGCCCACAACATCGTTCTTGAGGCCTACTCTGCGGGAGGCGGCGACCTTCCCGGCCTGGCGCGCGGCGTGGTGAGCGGCGAATCTGGCGCGGCCACCTCCGTCAGCTACGACGTCCCGTCCGCGACCGTTGCTGGAGCCTCGCACTGGAACCTCACCATCTATGGGATCCGCCTGGCGCGCTTGATCTCCTTCTTTGGCGCTGGCCCAATACAGTTCACGGGCAGCTTCTACGGCGAGGGCTACGGCGGTGGTGGCCTGTTCGTTCTGAACGGCATCGTCGGGATCGGACCGGGCTGGCGGAATGGCTAATCCCTCGATCCACGCGCATGTCGTCCTTCACACAAACACGCTGCCGAACTTCATGGCCGCGCTGAAGGCGCTCGGAGATCGGGAGGTGTTGGTTGGCTATCCGGAGAGTACGACTGACCGTGACGACGAGGATGGGCTCACGAACGCCCAGCTCGCAGCAATCCAAGATAAGGGGTCTCCGGCACAGGGCATTCCGCCCGGAAATTTCATGGAGGACGGTGTTGAGGAGAAGAAGGTGGAGATTATCGCCGCGCTGAAGGCTGGAGCCACCGCTGTCCTCGATGGCAATAAGGAGCGGTTCGAAGCCGCCCTTGATGCCGCCGGCATGGCCGGGGTCATCG